CGCCTCGCCGGACCGCTTTTCCCGCGGAGACCATCCCACCCGAGGACGTCTCCATTCTCCCCGCGCGGAAAGGCCTCTCCCCCACATTCCACGGAGCCAAGCCTCCGACCACCGAGATCCAGAAGGAAAAAGCTGTCCACCGCACAGCAGCTTACATGATCGCTTCTGGAGCTCGGCCTAAAACCGTGGCCGCTGAACTCGGTGTTGCCGATGCCACTGTCTCCAACTGGATTCGCCAGCCCTGGTTCCAAGCCAACGTCAACCAGATCATCCAGGACGAGTTCTCCGGTGACATCACCCAGATGCTCAAGTCCGCAGCTTCCACGGCTGTCCTTGTCACGATGGACCTGATGAACAACTCGATTGATGAAAAGGTCAAACTCAATGCTGCCAAGGACATTCTCGATCGCTTCCGTGGTAAGCCCACAAACTTTGTCCACCACACTAATCATCAAATCTCCGAAAACCCCGCTGAGGAAATCAAACGCCTCGAAGAAACCCTACTCAAAACCACGATACAAAACTAACATCTTATGGCCCTCGGTAACTCACACTTACCGAGGGCATCTTACTTATGTACAACACGAGACAATTTTCAGATAACGGCTTTAAGGTTGTTGCTGACACGAATGCATTGACACTAGGAAACTACTCCGGCATTCAAGTCCTTGAAGAAGCCGTGATCGCATCCATCACCTTTGAGTCTGGCTATTCTGGCGACACCGGAATCCAGACTCTCACACTTCCCGCCGGGCTTTACCGCCCGATGCTTTTCACCACGCTGACGCTCACTAGTGGTAAAATCATCGCAGAGAAAAAGTAACCCTATCTCTCACCATGGAAACACTCGAAGCTGCTTTTTTAACCAATCCTCGGTTTGAAGACATCACTGAAGGTAACGAGACCCAAAAGCTCCGCCTTCTTGATGAGCTTCGAGTGTTCTCGGCGGTGCTTAATAACTTCATCCACATCCCCGCTGGGTTTGAGTTTGAAGAAAGCATCCCTTCTTTTCTCTTCTCCCTTGCCCGCCCTGTAGGTGAGAGCAAACGTGCTGCCTGCATTCACGACTGGCTCTATATCCACGGGTCTTTCACCAACCCAGGTGGCACCTTTCCCGTCACCCGCCCTCAAGCTGACGCGGTTTATCATGAATTCCTGCGGGCCAAGGGTGTTTCCAAAACGCGCTCGTTTTTCCGCTGGCTAGGTGTTCGTCTGGGCGGCTGGCCACATTTTAACTCCCTCTAACCCCAATGGCTTCTAGCGAAAAGGTTCACTATTCTGTCGTTCCCATTGCAGGGACTGTAAATGATCGTGGGATTATTCTTTACGTTCGGGAGTCATTTATGACCGCAGCGATTACTCTCACTGCTGGAACAACTTTGACGGATTTTATGTCTGCTCAGGACATTCCCAAGGGCGACGCTATTGAAATGGGGTATGGAACGTATATCTATAAAGAGCAAATTGGAAAAGAGGGTAACAATCTTCGCTTTGTCTTTCTTAAAGCCAAGACGGAAGAGGAAGAAATCACACCAGTTAAAGAGCCTTCTTTAATCAACGAAGTCACCTGGTGGCCTAATTGGTTAGTCTCCCTTTACGCCTTGCGCGCTTCCGTGCAGCTGCAAAGCGAGGCAGGTTTCTTAGGCCTCGCTGGGAACACCAACAACACTGTCACTGGCACACGTTACTTTGATCGCTATATTCTCGTCCCAGGAGGAGATTTTAACACCCAGCATATCGTAGAGGAATTCTTTTCCTACCGTCCGATCCCAGGTTTTGTTGCTACTGAACCCCGTCCAACAACGGTTCAGTATTCCACGCTTGGAATGCAGAATTCTATCAACTGTGTTCATGAAGAGGTTAAAATTCCTGAGGTTATTCTTGCCGCTAGCCGGATTGAAGATTTTGGCACACCAAATGCTAGAGAAGTTAGCTGGGAATTAGGCTCTATTTATCCTGCTACAAACATGACAGGTTGGACACCTCATTATCGTAAGCTTCAGGTAACTGAGCGCGACGGAGGTTTTTACTACCGTCGCCATTATGTTATTCCTCCAAACCCTTTTAAACCCTTAGAAATCTAATTATGCCTACTACTTATTCTGCTTACCGTGCTTGTGATCAAGCCAGCGGTGTTTTTCTTACTCCAGCAATTCCAAATATTATTGACGTGGTAAGCCTTGCTGGCCTACGGTTGACGGTAGGTTCAAACATTATCACTGTCACAAGCACAGTGGGGCTTTATCCCGGCATGTCGCTGTTTATCCCCTACGTGCCAATGGGGGCGTTTATTCACGCGGTGATGAGTGACACTCAGATTGTTGCCTATGGAATTCTGCGAGATGCCACCACGGGAGCCTATACTGTCTCTGCTGATGCTGCTGACGCCACACTAGACGTTACCACCGGCAGCCTTACGGGACACGCACGAGGGTTCAATGAATTTGGCATTGTCACAGAACAAACGGATGGCACAGTTTATCGGAATGAAATCAGTAGCACAGGCGCTGGATGGAGCGGTATCGGCGATTTCTACAATGGCTCCACCGGCACGGCCATCGTGGCTGTGGCCGGCCAGGCGGGCATCGTGGTGGTTCCTGACCAGCTCACCGTTTCACCTGTGGGAACCACGGGAGCGCAGAGCACCGTGGCTGTGGCAGCCACGACGATGAAACCGCAAGTCTCCGATTCTATCGCTAAAGTTCCACCGCGCCCACAAACTCGTTGGGTGCATGAGTATGTGCTTGTAGCTTCTACTGGCGCAGTAACTCGTATTAGAAAAGCTCCTAATGTGCAGATGGTCCGCACTGGAGCCAGCATTTAGTTCAACTACAAAACTTACCTCCTATGAACAACGACTGGAACGCTCAACTTCGTGATATATTCTCGCGCCAAAAACAAGCTATGGAGCTTTATCGGAACCAAGAGCAAGCGGCAAAAATGAACGCTCAGAACAATGGAACCACGAACTTCACCGCTGTGGACACCGGCGGTATCATCAACCCTGGTTCATTCACTCCAGCGCCCGCTGGCATGGACGCTGGCCAGTTCAGCGGTGCTCCACTTGAAAGCGCGTCTTTTTTTGGCTCAGGCCAAATGAACGAAGTTGGATACGCTCCGTCAGGAGATGAAAGCAGTCCATTCTTACCTCCGCCTAGCCGAGGTCGCTGGCAAATGGGCGACGATGGCCGCATGGTTGATCCAAACACAGGTCAACGCAGAATCCTCTCACAGCGCGACGGAAGCACAAGAGCTAAACCACGCCTTATGGGTTCTGCCGGTGGCGGCGGACTTAACAAGTTTCAACAACAACAGCGCAGAATGTGACCACTGTCGATCCAGACCAACAGGACCGCCTCAAAGCTCTCCGCCGACTCGCTGAACTCCGTAAAAACTACGGACTCTTCGCCTATCGTCCACAGCCTAAGCAGAACCTCTTCCACCTCGCGGCACATTACAAATACCGCTACCTGCGCACTGGCAACCGCTTCGGCAAATCCACCTGTGGCTCCGCTGAGGACTGTGCCTTCGCCCTCGGCGGCCGCCTCTGGCTACCTGAAACCGATCCGAATAGGTATTTGGGGATTCCCAAGCGGGCAACAAAAGGGGTGATCCTTGTCGCTGACTGGGACAAGGCGCGGGAAATCTTCACCTCGCTGGAGACTGGGAAGCTGATGGCGTTCTTGCCGAAGGATCGGATTGAGCAGGTTGTGAAGAACCAGGCTGGTGAGGTCTCTGTGATTAAGGTCAAGAACATCTGGGGGACCATCTCCACGATTGAACTTGACACCGTGCGGTCGTATATGGCTAATCCGATGGGGCTTGAGTCTTCGCAGTGGGATTGGATTCATGTGGATGAGCCGATTCCAGAGGGAATGTGGAATGCGGTTAGCCGAGGACTCATGGACACTGGTGGCTCAGCTTGGTTCACCTGCACGCCTATTGCTGAGCAGTGGATTAATGAGTTTTTTCTTCCGGTCAAGATGATGAAGAGTCAGTTTGAGGAAGGGTTTTCCTGGGACAAAAAGCCAGAGTGCTGGATCATGACGGGGTCGAGTTATGATAATCAGACACTTGATCGGAAAGAGGTGGATCTTTTTGCTAAACAGCTTTCGGAGAGTGAAAGGGCTAGTCGAATTTATGGGTTGCCGAAGAACTCTCAAGGCCTCGTTTACTCTGAGTTTGACCAAGAGAAGCATGTGCAAATAGCACTGCCACACGGGTGGAAGGACTATGACGCTCCGCCGGATAACTATACCATCCGGGTATTTATCGACCCACACCCGCGCACACCTCACGCGGTGCAGTTTTGGGCCACGGCTCCCACAGGGCAATCGTTTTGCTATCAGGAAATCTTCTCACCTTGTTACATTCAGGATCTTTGCTCGATGATCTTGAGAATCCTCAACGGGCGGACACCGTGGCACATTTGCGTGGACCCGATTGCTTTTATCCCTAACCCGGTTGATGGTAAGTGCTACGCGGATGTGTTCATCTCCAATGGCCTCAATGTCATGCCCGCGCCCAAGGAACTCTCGACGGGCATTCAAAAAGCCAAGCAAGCGCTCGTCCGGGAGAATAATATCTTCATCATGTCCTCGTGCTCGGAGACGATCAAGGAATTCTACACCTATTGTTGGGACAAAGATAAAGAAAAACCCGTTGACAAAAATGACCACATGATGGAATGTTTCTACCGGGCGTGCGTTGTTGGCCTTGATTGGGTTGACGTTTCTCGCCAAGCGATCAAGCTAGATGAAGTTGATTTCATGGATCGTTCGTTGGACCTGAAATACTTTTCTTCTGGTAATCTTTCACAAATTGCAGCTTAATTTTATGCCTGACTATAAACCTATTCCAAATCCAAGAGAATTCTTTGGTTGGTCACAAGATTACAAAGGCACTTTAGCCGATACTGTAAATCATCGCACTAATGTGGCTCCAGCTTCTGGGCCTACGCAAGATGATTTAATTCTTGCTATTAATAAACTAATGGGCACGGCTCCAGCGCAAGCTAAACGTGCTCATGTTGGTATTCCATTTTTAATGCAAGCTGAACCTGGAATAACTGCAATTTCTCCATCTCGTGAAGCGTATGCTCAAGCTTATGATTTAATTCAAGGAGCAAAGCTTCCTTCTAATTTAGACCAGGCAGCTCAAACACAAATGCTTTTAGCTCACCTTCGTAGCCAAGGTATCCAGCCATGACCCCAGAACTTATCGAACGCCTTTCGGCGGAAATCCAAGACGAAAAGCTGGATGAGCTGCGTTCTATGCTAGTGAGAAACCTGAATCGTTCTCGCGGCGACATGGCTAAGAACTACGCAGCTTGGGATAAAGCCCTCGATACCTACCGCTCCATCCGCACAGCTGACGCTCAAGATGCTCGAGCACGGAACAAGGGTGAACCGGAGAAGATGACCGTTCCGCTTTCCTACGCCCAGGTCAACACTCTTGTCACCTTCCTCTTTCTTGCTTACACACAAAAGGAATCCATCTTTGAACTAGAAGCCACAGGCCCAGAAGACTACGGTCCAATTCGCGATGCCTGCCAGGCTATCCTCAACCGAGAAGAGCGCCAAACCCGCTACCACTCCAAGCTCGTCCAGGCACTTCTCGACATGGCTCGGTTCAAGATCGGGGCCATGAAAACCTCTTGGCGGTATAGCTCCAAGACAATCCAGCGCGAGCAGTCCGCTATCGAAATCCCCTTCGCCGGGATGGGTGGTTTAACCATGTCGATGGAAGAACCCGCCCTTCAAGACGATGAAGTCATCACCTACGAAGGTAACGAGGTCGATGTCATCTCTCCTTACAACTTCTTCTTCGACACCCGCCAACCGCTCTCTCGCTGGCAGCAAGGCCGATTTGCCGCAGATGAGACTGAATACCATTTCCAAGACCTCCGCGCGATGGAAAAGGCTGGGTCATTGACCGGAACCGAGCACATCACAGCATTCACAGCCGATGCTTGGAAGAAACGGGATGAGGGAACTCGACTGGGCAACGTGAGTCCACAGGACACTAAGTCTGGTGAGCCCAAAAAAGACTTTATGGTTTGCCTCACGACTATTCAGGCTAAGATCGTCCCAGCGGACTATGATCTCTCGGACTCCCAGGAAGAGGAGATCTGGCTATTTGCTATGGCAAATGACCAAAGACTCCTTTCCGCGCAGCCACTGAACGCTCCGCATGGTGAATTCTCCTATGACATCTTGGCTCTTTCCCCCGACCAGCATACGGAACTTTGCGATTCCCTTTCCTCTCTCATCGATCCCCTGCAAGAGGTCATCACTTGGTTGATTAACGCTCGAGTCGCTGCTGTTCGCCAGAACATTGAAGGTCGCTTTGTTGTTGACCCCAGTTTTGTTGATCTCTCTACCCTCACTGCTGGTAATAAATACATTCAGCTCAAGAAAAACGCCCCTTACAACCAGGGCGTCTCAGCGTTTATTAGCCAGCTTAAGACCGTCGATCCAACGGTTACCCACATGCAAGATGTGCAGAGTCTCTCTCAGCTCATGCAGGTGGTTTCAGGTGTGAACGAAAACTCTATGGGCCAGGTTGCCTCGGGCCGTCGTTCCGCTACCGAAAACCGTGCAGCCAACGCTGGCGCAGCTTCCCGAATGAAGCTGATTGCTGCCACTGTGTGGATCGACGGTCTTGCTCCACAGGGAAGGAAGATGCTTCTTAACTGCCGGCAGGACATGACCTTTGAGACTTATGAGAAAGTCTTAGGGATGTCGGCAATCGAGACCTATGACCGCTTCCATCCTCAAGATCCAATCGAACTCCTCGGCAACGAAGACTATTTCTCCTACGATGGCACGCTGTCCTCCGAGAAGAACTACATGGCTCAGTCGCTCCAGGAACTCATCATCGCCCTGGCCTCTAATCCTGAGCTTGCCCAGGCTTCTGGCTTTGACCTCGTCGCGATGACCAAAGAAGCTTTTGCCCTGCGCGGTCTCAAGAACCTTGATCGTTTCCAACTCCAACCACAACCACAAAATGGACTCCTCCCTCCAACTCTCCCGCCAGGAAGCGGACCAGCTGCTGCTCTCCCTCCAGTTGCTTGAAAAGAATGACGCTTTTAACACGTTTCGACAAGAAGCTCAAGAGCTTTATGAACGATCAATAAACTCCATTCTCCAAGACACTCCAGTTGACATCAGAACCTTCCTCGTCCGCGAGCGGTTAATTGGTGCAGCCCAGGAGCTTAAAAGATTTCTCGATCAGCCTCAAACAATGGCTGACGATTTAACCCAACAAATAACACAACACGACAATGCCAAATGACCTTGAACTGGAGGACGATCTTAACGATGACCTCCCAGAGGATGAACTCCTCGACAATGACTCCGTCGATCTTAACGATGACGACTCCACTGACGACCAGACTGCTGACAAACCAGCCGGTCTTACACCTACACAAATTGCTGAACTCGCGGCTCAAACAGCCCTGCGACTGCAGCCTCGTCAGACCCAACAGCAAGTCCAGCTTTCCCCAGAGGAACTCGACGCCAAGCTCAACCGTTACAAAGTTAACGCTGAGTTTGTTAAACTACTCCGCGACCCTGAAGCCGCGCCCGAGAAACTTGTCGAAGCCTTTCAGGCTATCATCGACGGCACAGCCAAGCACGCTGTCACCTCTTCCCAGTTTCTCTATCAAAACGATCTTGGTCCTATTCAACAGAAGCTTCAAGCACAAGAGGCTTTCGTCCGCGAGCAGCAAACCAGGACCTTTGTTAAGAATGTGAGCTCTCAGTATCCATCCTTGGCAAAGTATGAGCAAGTGATTCGACAAGCCACCGAGCTCGTCTCCCAAAGTGGCTACAAACCACAGAGCCATTCTGACGCGCGTCGTCAGGTTGCCCTGCAAGCCCAGCATATCATCCGCTCCATTGACCCTCAATTTTCTATCAAATCCAATCCAGCCCGACAGGCTAGCGGTTTTAGTCCTCAGCGTTCGTCTTCTGGAGGGA